GCTGGCTAGCTCGTCGTCGTCTGACTCCAGGGGAGGGAGGGACCCGCCCCTGACGCTGGCTCCTACTCGCTCTCCTGGCTCGTGGGGTGGCTCGTCGTCACCACTGCGGGCCTTTTCCTCCCTGTCTCGCTCTCGCCGGGCCTCAACCCGAGCGTCCTCTTCATCTTCTTTGGCCTGCTGAAGAAGCTCGAATCGAAAGGGAGGCTGATTCGCCTGCTTCTCCCGCAAGCGGGACATGAAACCTCGATCTCCGTGTCCACGCCGCCGTCTGCATCGTCCATGGCCTCTCGGAAGCAGTCGCCGTCGTAGCCGGACAGATCCTCCACATCCTGCCGCCGCGGCCTCTCTCCGTCCAGGAGGACGATGCGTCGTAGCAGCATGTCGCTGATGAGCCGCTTCTGTCCGCCCTTTCGGTTGCGTGCCAGCTTGGTCTCGTCCTCTCCGGTGGTGAGTCTGAAGGCCACTTCAACCCCAGCATCCGGGAGCCAAGCGATCAGGGGCTCACCCTTGGCCAGGCTCTCCTTGGTGCTCTCGGGGAAGGACTTGATCGGCAGCAGGGAGAGGTCGCAGCTCCAGGAGACCAGATCCCCACACGGGCAGCTCCAGTCGAGGTCCAGGATGTCCCCGTAGCTGATCCTGCGAACGTATAGCAGCAGCGCCATCCGGTCGCCCGTGTAGAGCTTGATAGCCTTGAGAGAGTCTTCGGCTTTCACTCCAGAGTAGCCCTCTGGGACCCCTGAGACCTTCGTAATCACGCTGCTCAAGAGCTTGTTCCAGATGACTGGATTGCGCTGGGCGTTGCGGTCGGTCAGAGCGTCTTCATCCGAAACCTTGAGGTTGCGGATCTCAACGACCAAGCCAGAGGGGAGGGTGATTTCTGCGGTGCGCGCCATGTCGTCTCCTTCACTCGGCAACCCGAAGCCGGAGAGGCTAGGCCGCCTGTCCATTCACTCACTCACGGGCGAAGGATCTAGCCTTCGCCAAGTAGACGCAAGAGCTGGGCTCCTGCGTCCGTGGACTGCCGAGAAGGTCAAACCTCTCCCAGCGGTCCACACAAACCGTTGAGGCCGCTCACGGGCCTCCTACTCGCTACTCAGACAACAACCAGTGATCCATTTCGATCACGATCTCTTCCACGTTGGCCTCGTTGCTGTTGCTGTCCCAGTCACCCACCTGGATTTTCTTAATCCACGCGTCCACGAGGTCCCACTGGCGGATGACCGCGCCCGCTCGGTTGAGTTGGTTGATGCTCACGCCACGGCGGAACAGCGGATCAGGGAGACCGAGCCCAGAGGTCCCCTCTGCGACGGTCAGAAACCATGCGTAGGTGTCCAGATCCGTGGTAACGCCACGTCGAAGCGTGATCGGCGGGAATGAGACCTTGCCGGGATCCTTGGATGACGGCTTGAGCCCGCCGCCCTCATGGATCTCGATGGTCTCCACCTCAGCCGATAGCCCGCTACAGGACATGAATCCAGCGCTGGCAATGCCGTCGATTTCAACCTCAAAACTGAAGCGCTTGTGATAGCTGCGCGGTGCTCCGAAGCCCATCTAGTCCTCCTCTCTAAGCTCTCGAGTCAGGGGCTACGCGCCCGCCGCTGCCAGCTCTGCTTGAATGTCGCGGGTATCCTGACGGAACGTGATCGGGATGAACTCGGCCGGCTTCTGCGTGGCCAGCCCGATCTCCCCGTTGAGGCGATTCGCGAAGATCTCCGTGGGCGGGTTCAGATCGTCCCCGAAGTTGACGGTGAAGGCGTCCGTCGGATCCATGGACCGGAACGCCCCGACCCTCATCTGGATCAGCAGGAAGGCGTAGACCGTCCGATGGATCTGGCGTCGCAGCTTAGCGTCGTTGTTCCGATGCCTGGCGAATTGGATCCCCGCCTTGATGGCGAACTCGATGAAGGTCGCTCCCAGACGTTCAGCCAGCGCCGGGAAGTTGCCCGTGCCCTTCAGAGTCCGCGATCCGTCTAGGTAGATCACGCCGCCAGAGGTCTTCGTGATCGGGTTGATTCGCTCAGGGTAGACCAGGTCGCGGGCAGCGTCCTTGCGTACCTCTTCGGTCTCCAGCCCCAGAGCGGTGAACAGCTTGCCCACCTCTTCGCCAGCCGGGTTCTCGTAGATCCCGCCGGACTTGCTGGACGCGACCCGACCCATGACCCCGGACACTAGGCCAGAGTTGGGAATAGTGATGGTCTCACCGCTCCCGTGGACGTCCTTGTCCGGGTTGGCGACCTTAATCCGTGGCCACCAGACACCAGCGAACTCAGTAGCCGCCCCCAGGGACCGTGTGGACAGGTCCGTCTTGGACGCGCTGGCGGTGAGATCGGCGCTCTGATCGATCAGGGCGAACATCCGACCCTTTCGGGCCACCTCGCAGTAGGCGATCATCCCGGTGGAGACCGTCTGGTTGGCGCTCCGATCAGGGACCACGAGCAGGGTCCCGTCGTCTTTCACGTCAAAGGCGTTCATCCCGGTTCCGCCGGCAGAGCTCCCAACGAAGTCCGTGTCAGCGATGGCCACGATCCCATCATCTCCACCCGCCAGAGCTGCTGCGGTGTAGGCGATGTTGACGGGACGATCCGCCGGGGGGGTCTCCCCGCAGTCCAGGTCGGTGACAGTGATACGGGTAGACCCCGTGGTTGCATCGTTGATGATGGTCTCGCAGAACCTAGCATGAGTGTCGAGCATCGACACGTTCGGCCACGTCTCACGCAGCACGCTGGACTCGTAGACCTTGAGGTTGAAGAGAGCCGCCTCGGCGTTGCTGGCGTCCTCGATGGTGATGGCGAGGTTGTCGCCCCATCCGCCTTCGTATTTCGCATCCACGGTCAGCGTGTCCACCGCAGGAGACGCCGCGGAGCCCGCGTGGCTGATGTTGTCGAAGCCCAGCTCATCGTCGGCAGTGGATGCCACCTCGACCATGATCGTGGATCCCACCCCGGTGGTGTCCGATGTCATCGTGATGGTCGTGGCCCCGGTGACCGTGCAGGTACCGTTGACGCACGCCGCCTCCACAATCGTCTTGATCTCAGCGGCCGTGACCGCGTCGATGTTGGCGCAGTTCCCGGTGGATGCCGTGGGGCCTGTGTCCAGGCCAAGGACAGTCGAAGCGTTGCCGCTCTCGGTCAGGGTAGCATCAGAGCCACGCCAGTCCGTCCGGACGATAAGGACCGCCCCGCTGTCGTAAGCCTGGACGCCCGCGAACTCACGGTTGATGGCGGCTGCCACCTCGGCACGGGTTGCCGCGGCGATGCCTGCGCCGAAGTCACCAGCTACAAAGGTGTAGGTCTGGATCGCCACGTCATTGAGCGTGAGGTTCAGCACCGGGGTCAACGTCAGGTCGAACGGTCCCGCAGAACCGTTCAGGATAGCGGCCGTAGCCGTGAAGGTCGCGGTGTCAGGACCAAGCGCCTCCTCGTCTACGTGGATCTCCAGGGTGTCCAGAGGCTCCAGGTTGAACGGTGCGCTGACTGTCCCGGTGACAGCCCCTGCGCTCGCCGTTGCGATCGCATCGGTCTTGAGCGTGAGACTCGAGGCCACGGCCGCGAAGGTCGTGGCGTCCGTGATGTCGGTGAAGTGACAGGTACGGCTGATGTAGCAGCGTCCGGCGCCCTCACCAAAGTGAGCCTCTACCGCTGTCCGGAGGGTCGTGGAGGCGCGGTGCTCCCCGAATATCTTGGTGAACTGCTCCAGATCCAGGATCTCCGTAGCGGTGACGAGGGGGCCCTTCTTGGCGATCCCCACGAAACAGGAGACGTGGACAGCGCTCGCTCGGATCGGTCTGACTTCAGGATTCGCTTCCTGGATTGCGACCTGGCTTCTCAGCAGATTGGACATGGATTCTCCCCTCTCCGGTGGCGGCTCGAGACCGCTGCGTCAGGTCTTCAGGTTTGCTTTGTCAGATCGAACATGGCCGGCGGATCGATCGGAAGCGGCACGAAGGTCCGAACGTGTCGGATCCTCCTGGCTTTGATCATCCGCTTCACGTCCGCCTGGCGAAGGACAGCGGCGTCCACCGTCACCGTCTCTCTAGCCAGGATAGTGAGGGTCTCATGACTCCCAACGCCGTTGGGTCCGTCGTAGGCGAGGAAGGTGCCATCCAGCCGACAGGTGACCATCTGGCCCTTTGATGTGTTCTTCAGCTCGGCTCGCTTCCGCATCGGATCCTCCTACTCAAGCTCGGTGGTGGAGATCACTAGGGAATCCTCCACCTCCTGGATGACGGGCCCAGATGCCAGAGTCTCCTCGTCGGAGAAGGTCACGCCTCGAACCACGAAGCGCCCGCTGGCAGACCGGACATTTGACACTAGCGGCCCTCCAGCCCCGGCGTCAAAATCATCCAGGATGTCTAGCTGGTATGCTACCACCGATGATCCCGGATCGCTAGGGGCTGCCACGAGAAGCTCGTCGGTGTGCTCCAGGAGGGCCGTTGCGTGGTGGATCAGAGAGAATAGCTCTGCGTCTCCCCGTGAGTGCAACTCCACCACGAAGATGAGATCTCGACGACGAGGGGGCCTGTGCGAGGTGAACGATACTGGCGCGTCCTCGTCGTCCTGGAAGCTCTCCGTTGACGTGACCCCGTAGACATCGTCTGCGTCCAGGGTGGGGCCAACAAGGACAACCGCTGGGAGCTTCGCGTGCTCCACGATGTTCCGGAGATCCCCGGTGGTTGCATCGTATTCGGTGTGCGTCATCCTGATCGTGTTCTTCAGGAGGTCGCGACGCCACCAGAGCAGCACCGCCTCCACGACTCGCTGGATGTTGGTCTTGGCCGTCAGGTCAGGCATCGCGTAGGTGTAGCCGCTCGCCTCGGTAGCGCTCTCCTCTGGTGGTCCGATGTTGGTCACTACGACGTCCACCGCTCCGGCCGCGTTGGCTGGCGTGATGCAGGTCAAGCGAGCTGCTGTCTCTACTCGGATGTCTACGGCGTCCTCGCCCCCGAAGGTGACCTCTACCTTCGCCGTGTCCCCTTCACCAACGGCTTGCGTGTCGAAGCCGGCCCCGGTGATGAGCACGAAGGTACGGCCGCGGGTGAGTCCCGTAGCCGGGGAGATGGCTGAAATCGAAGGAGCCATGTCTAGCCGCCTACAGCTGCGATAACGGTAGCATGTCCTTTGACCAGGTCTCGAAGCTCAAGGGCTTGTGTCCTATGAGCTGCCGTCGTTTTTTCCGCTTGGATTCGTTGGACCTCGTGGATGCCTCGGTTGGTCTCCTGTATCGCCTCCAGGAGGGCGAGTGACCGCACCTGATAATCCGCTATCCTCTGAGCAGAGAGCCGATCGCACTCGGCCATCATTCTCAGCGCTGACTCGAGACTGTCGAAGCGCTTGGTTACTACGGCGGCGTGCCCGCTGACTGGATCCTCTTTCCTCCGGAGCAGAAACCACATCAGGAAGGCGGTGAGCGATGCAGACCCTCCGGCGGGGAGACCGTAGCGAGCTGCGTCAACCAAGGTACTCGAGGGGGCCACGACTCCAGGAGAAGGGGGAGATGGATCCGCCCAGGCCACCGAGCAAGCCCCTATAGCGAGGGAGAACAGGATCACGACGCAGCTCAACCCAAGCACCGCCGCCGCCCTTTTCGCTGTCGTCGTCATTAAATTGTCTCTCCAGGCCGCGCTCCATTCCTCTGCGCAAGCCTGTCTAGCTCAATGGTGACTGCTTTCTTGATTCTGGCTGGCCCAGTCCTTCGATTTGCCTTGAAAACCGGGCCGACAAAGGGCCTCGCTGGAATTCGGATGGGTCCGATCTGCGTCGTGCTCCTCTTGAGCGGGGCGTTCACTACGCCATTCATGAAAAGGTAGACCCAGAATCTGCGGAGAGCCGGCGTCACCGTGATGTAGAACGGGCCAGCTCCCTTCTCCTGGGCCCATGCCACGTTGACCAGCTTCCCTGCCCACGCTTTCCCGGCCTTCTTTGCACGGGCTTTTCTGTTGACCCCAGCGAAGACCCCATAGATCTGCCCAGAAGTCGAGATCGATACGTCCAGGAGCCGCCCTCCCTTGCTGATGGGGACCGCCTTGATCGATCCTACGAGGTCTCGGTTGACGATCAGGGCCTTGGTCCCCGCGAAGCCTCGGAGCTTCCGCAGCTTCAGTGTGAACTCGCTCAGAGGAGGCGGGACGATCTTCTGCTTGAGGATCCGGTCCTTCATTTCCTCTTGGTACCGGAGACCCTCCCGCATCATGACTTGGCCGGCAATCGGGGCAGACTTCTTGGAGAGGTCGGTCAGGGTCTTGAGAGCTTCTTTCCACTGGCCTGTGAGGGTGGCGCTCATGAGCCGAAGCGTCCGCCGAAGACGTCACGTTGCTGGAAGATCACGTTAACGAGGTTCTGGGCGCCCATGAACCCGGTGGGCCGGATGCTCGTAGCGACCAGCGGGGGCCTGTAGTCATCTTCATTGGGGTCAGTGGGGAAGGTCATAATGGTCACGCCGTCCATGTCGTCCACCCTGATGAGCCGATCGCTCTGCCTCAGCAGGGTCTCTCCGGTGGTGTCCAGCATGTCTGCGATCTCCAACTCCTCACGGTCGAAGGCGATGGCGATCTCCGTGCTCGGTGCGAGCCCTCCAGCGGCAAGGCGCAGCTTTTCCCAGGTGTCCGTGGCGATCTGAGCAGGGACCTCCAGCTCCGTCTCCTCTCGAACGGTCTCCCCGACTCCATCGCCGTCTGAGTCAGACAGGACGGGCTCACGGAGCACGTCGTTGTAGACGCCAGCGGCCTCCATGGCAGCGGTGTTGAGCCGTCCGATGACCACGGTGTAGGTCCAGATGGTCCCTGGGTTGATCATGCGCTACCCACTCGGCCATAGCCCCGGGTGTAGCGAGCCAGGATAGAGTCGATCTCTTGATCTCCTGTCAAAAAACCGCCCTGTAGTAGCTTCGCCAGCGTGTACTTTTGATCCTTGGTCCACGCCTCGATGATCCGATTTCGATTTCTCCAGGTAGCCCGCCTGCTTTGACGACGGAGGAGCTCCAGCTCACGAACCACGAGGAGAAGGCAGGCGTGAACGATGAGCGGTGGAGTGACTCCAGTCGCCTCGTAGCCGTACTCATCAGACGGATCGGTATAACCGAACCAGCCGGAGAGCTGCACGTTTCCACTCCCACGTGGAAAACGCGGCCCAGTGGTGTCCCACTCGAGGTAGCGCCGTTGTGGCGTCTCAGCGGCGATAGCCGTAATCCTCGGATTGTCTCGATCATCAGCAGCTCCACTGGTCATCCCGTCCATGTGCCGGTTGTAGACGTAGTAGCTGTCAGCGTCGAGATCCACGTAGGACGAAGACCCCAGCGCCCGGTTGAGGACTCGGACACGAGACACGGAAATGATCGGGATCGGGACATGGAGGATCTTGCTGTCGTCGCCACACAGCTCGAGCGGTGCTGAGTCTGCAAACTCGCGAGCCTCGAACCACTGCCCGCACATTTCGTTGATGTAGGTGGTTGCGAGAGTCCTCTGAGCGTTAACCCTGGCGTCACTGAACTGAGCGACCGTGAAGCCCTCGTCACGGACGTCCTGAAGCTCGCAGTAGTTGCCCATCGCCGAAGTCCTCCTTGCTCCCAGGGTACGGAATCAGCGGCTGAGTGTCTAGCCCTTCCGCGGTTTGGGTCCCGTCCCTTGGATAGCGTAGCCGAGCGCAGCACGTCGTTTGATGACCCGAGCGTTGCCGATGTGCCGCATGTAGGCGCGGTGCTTTTGGATTCCGTCCGCCATGGCTTCTGCGTCGAAAGCGAGCCCCTCTGGGTCCCTGGTCTCCAGGAGAGAGAACTTCAGGAAGTCCTCGCCATCCATGTCAACCGCAAGAGCGAGCCCGAGCGGATGAAGGATGCGCCGATTGATGTCCCAGAGAAGCCCGTTGTCAACGAGGAGGGCCGCTGCTTTGGCTGCGTCAAGCTCTGTCATGGAGTTCTCCTTCTGCCCATTCAGATTTGTCTGGCCCAGGGTGGGCACCAAAGAAAGCAGACCGCCACGCTTCGCGCATGAGGGTAGCGAAGCCCGAACGGTCCCACGCCCCACGAGCCCCTGGAGTCTCCACGGTGGACCCCATGATCTGCGAACGCCACGCCTGCCACGGGATGAAGAGACCCCGCTTGGTGCGCTCGTCAATGGTGCCCTTGTAGACCCCGAGCTGCCGAGCGATGTTGCGCAGCACGCTCTTGGATTCCCGCTCAGTGATCTTCCACGACGCTGGGCAGCGCGCCGCCCATTCCATGACCCGATGATCCAGGAAGGGGCTTCGGTTCTCCAGCGAGTGCGCGGCCATCATGCGATCGGCCATGCGGAGCAGCACCTGCATGGTGGTGTAGAAGTCTACGCGGGCCATGCGGTCAACGAGCAGGGGGCTGCTGCCCCCGTGTCGCGCTACAAGGTGCCGCGCCGTATCTCTGTCGGGACCCTCGGGACCTCCCCCGCTCCTGTCCAGCATCCTCGCCAATACCTCGAGGTCGGGTCCCAGGAGCTGGTCACGGGTGGGGCGGTATGCTGGCTCCAGGTGGGGGTCCGATGCTGCCCTGTCCAAGTGCCACAACAGGCGATAGCGGGTGTAGCCGCCGAAGAGCTCGTCTGCACCCTCACCACTGAGCACCACGCGCCCGCCGTCGGCTGCAATCTGGCGGGCGAGGTGCCAGTGACAGAGCGCTGTCCATGTGGCCGGCGTGTCGAGGTGCCAGGCAACGGAGCGCAAGTCCTCGAGTACGTCATTAGGTCCGAAGGTGACGCGCTGCACGTCGTCGTGGCGGCCGAAGCTGGCGAGCCGCGCTCCCGTGATGTTGTCCACCCCATCGAAGTCGCAGCAATACAGGTGCTGCTCCTGCGCGATGGCTTGGATGATGGCGCTGTCGAGCCCGCCGGAGAGCAGCAGCGACATGGGGACATCGGCGGTAGCCCGGAGCTTCACAGCATCCACGAGCAGCGCGAGCAGCTCCTCTTCGGCGGTCACGCGGTCTGTGTGCTGCTCCATGGGGCTGTAGATGGGGAGTTGCCACCAGGTGGTGGTCTCGACTCGGAGGTGGTCTCCAGGGTGGATCTGATGGCATGTCCCGGGGTCCACCGCATGGACGCCAGCGAATGGCGTGACGCTCCCGCAGTCGAACTCGAGCAGCTCCATAGCGGGACACGCGCACTCCTCTCGCTGTCCAGGGAGAGCCTTGATCTCGGAGGCGAACCAGAGAGGCTCGTCACCACCGCCGGTCCAATAGAGCGGCTTCTGGCCAGCTCTGTCACGAGCGAGGAAGACGACGCCTTGCCGTTGATCCACTACGACAATGGCGAACATCCCGTTGAAGTGATCCAGCATGCCGGGCCCCCAGCGTCCCCACGCCCGGGCGATCACCTCGGTATCGCAGCTAGTGACCCAGGGGATGCCGTCGCTGAGCTCTGCGCGCAGGGGGCGGTGGTTATACAGCTCACCATTGAAGGCCACCGTGACCTTGGTTGCCTCGTCTCGGTAGGGCACCACGACGCCAGGACCGCCGACGATCTCCAGGCGAGCCCCACCCACAACGACAGGTCTCCCGCCGATTCGACACGTGGAGAAGCCCCTACCGTGAGGGCCCCGATGCCCGAGCCTGACCAGCCCGCTCAGCACCTCATCTTGGAGGGGCTCACGGGGAGCACCTGGCAACCCGACCACGCCAACGAGTCCACACATCAGCTTCTCTCCTGGACGTTCTGGAACCAAGCCACCGTCTTGCGTAGCCCTTCCTCGAAGCTGACGTGTGGGCTGTAGCTGAGGACCGACGTCGCCAGACCGATGTCTGCCTCTGAGAAATCTGGATCACCAGGCCGGCGGGGCTCATGCTCCGCGGTCAACTCTCGGTTCAGGATCGCCGACAAGCAGCTAATCAGATCCAGGAGGGAGTGGGACCTGCCCATGCCGATGTTGATCGCAGGTGCTCCCGAGATTCGGGTGGACTGTCTTGCGGCGGTCAGGAGGGCTGACACGACGTTCCAGACCGGAGTGAAGTCCCGGCTCTGCTTGCCGTCCCCGTGGACGGTCAGCGGCTCTCCCTGGAGCGCTCTCGTCACGAAGGCGGGTACCACGGCGGCATACTGGCTATTCGGGTCCTGGCGCGGCCCAAACACGTTGAAGAAGCGAAGGGACGCGATCGAGAGCCCGAAACAGTGGGCGTAGGAGGATGCGAGGTGCTCAGCCGCCGCCTTGCTCGCAGCGTAGGGGCTGAGAGGCATCGGCCGCTCGTTCTCGGTTCTCGCCCCACCTCCTTGGATGCCCCCGTACACGGACGATGAGGATGCCTGGACGACTCTACAGCCCCAGGCGTGCGCAGCCCCCAGGACACGAAGGGTGCCCAAGACGTTCGTTTTGACGGATGCCTCGGGATCCCTGACGGAGCGTGCCACCGACGGGATAGCCGCAAGGTGGAAGATCGCTTTCGGCGGGCCACCTAGCTTTTCCTCCACCCATCCCGGCCAGTCGCCATCGCTCAGGATGGACCGGACTAACATCTGCGGAATAGGAGCACCTGTCTTGTATGCCATTGCGACTGCAGACCGCAGGTTGCGCCGGCTCCCTGTAGAGGAGAGATCGTCCACGACCGCGACCGCGTGCCCCTCCTGGACGAGGGCATCAACGAGGTGGGAGCCGATAAATCCGGCGCCTCCGGTGACTAGGACTCTCCGCTGGGTCATTGTGTTGTCTCCCAGGGCCACGCGTCTAGCCTCTTCCTCTGGCGACTACGATGGGCGTGGTTATCCGGTGATTCGTTGCCAGCTTGACATCGTGGAATCCGATCTTGATCAGAGCATCCATGATCCACTCAGGAAGTGATTCCGGGTAGGGTCTCTTGGCCGGTGGCCGGTCAGCGTGGGCCTTGTTGGTTCCGATGATGACGAGCCCAGCCTTGTCCAGGAGATCCTCGAGCAAGACCGCCAGCGGCGGGAGCAGATCCGGGATTCCGTAGTCTCGACGCGGGGCTCGGTACGGTGCGAAGCCAGATCGATTGACATGGTAGTGGATTGCCCCGAGCAGCGCGATGTCAATGTGTTTTTCTGGAATCGGCGCTGACTGGATCAGTGCAGGTCTCACCTCAACCCGGCTTGTGATTTCTTGCCCGTCGGGACCCAGCTCTCTGGTGAGTTGGTGTTGCGTCCTGAACCGCTTGTCAGGCTCATACCCAATCACGTTGGCGCCCTCGCGGGCCAGGGAGAAGGCGTTGAAGCCAGCATTCATCCCGATATCCAAGCAGAGCAGTCCCTTGAGTGACTCAGGCATGCACTCTCGATAGTGTCCCCACTTTTCCCACCCGTTGGCGGCATTGGGAGGTGCTACCGCAATCCCAGCGAGATCGGCGTGGTGGTACCATGGAGCCAGCTCTTTGATGCGAGCCTTGACTCCTTTGGCGAGAGGCATCCATTGCTCATTGTGCCAGTACAAATGGTGTATATTTGGAGAAACTGACCATGCGTTTGGCTCAAGTAGCCCATGACGGAGGTGTTTCAGTATGTTTGCCGGATTAAAAGCAGTCCGGTTCCAGAACTTCTGTTTGCTACGGTCTTCCAGCACGCTCAGCGGGGCAGTCAGATAGAAGATTGCCTCGTTTTCTCTTGCTGCGTGTGCGTAGTCACACAAAACTACGTCGACATCATCTGCCAAGCTGTCACAGATTTCAGTGAACATCACATCAACAAGCGAGTTGATGGCTCGTCCCTGAACATTTTTCCCCAGGCGGCTTCTGGCGTCGGCGTATACCTCGCCCATCTTGACAGAGCAGACCTTCTCATCGACTTTGATGCCGAGCAGTGCTCTGCTTTTTCGTATACTTTCGTCCGAAGGAACTAGAATGGTGCCATCAACCAGCGAATGTCCCTTGTTTTTCCCAATAATCAGGTCCGGCACACACGAAAAACAAAGGTAGCTCTTGCCAACGCCCGCGACTCCCATCACGCAAATATGTCGCATCGGGGCTACTCCTTCGTTGTCTTGACTGGTTGCACACGCGGACAGGCTGCGCATGCTGGGAACTCTTTTGCGTCGACACAACGAGCCGCCAGTTGCTCGCTTAGCCGCCTCACCTTAGCCCCGTTCCACACGTCCTCCTGGAAGACGTTTCCGAGTTGCTGGCCCGACGAGAAGCAGCAGGCGTGGGTGCTTCCGTCTGGGTTGACCCAGATCATGACGAGATCGCATCCAGGAGCTGGCGGGGCGTGGAGGGCGTCAACGTGGGAGAAGTTGTCGGCCACGGTGAGCCCAAGCCCGCGACCGAAGGCAATGGCGGCAATCACTCGAGGATCATCGTGCAGCAGCTCTTGCCCCGCCGCCGGGGTCTTGTCCATGCCGTAGGCTCGGATAACGTTCACTAGCCCAAAGCCTACATCTTGAGCCCACTCCATCGTCTTGTTGAGGTCGTGGACGTTCATCTTGCTCGCTACGAGGTTCAGGTACACCTGCCGTCCAGGGTGCCTACTCGGATGCGTTGTGATAGCACGGACTGCCTCATCAACGGCGTCGAACGCTGCGCCAGGTTGCATCCAGTCGTGTAGCTCAGCATCAGCGCTGTCGCATGAGACGGTCAAAAAACCAGGGGTTCTGGCGATCGAGTCCACCTGCCCGCTCTGCCTGATTAGCGCCCCGTTGGAGCACGCGTGCACCTCGATTCCAAGGCGCTCACACTCAACAATGATCTCTCCGATCCCGGCATGAACAAACGGCTCGCCGTAGGATGTCAGGTTGACCCCTACAGGACGGTAGCGACGCAGCAACTCGATAGCCTTGTCCGTCGGCATATCTCCTGCCCAGACGTGCTTCCTCGGAGGATGCTGAGCCCAGCACTTGCGGCACCTGGCGTTGCAGGATTCTCCGAGCCACAGGTAGATCATTCCGATACGTTGCATTGCTGACCCCTATCCGAGCAGCATCGGGCATTTGGCGCAGTCGGGGAAGCGCTCAGCGTCTACCTTCCCCGACTGGATCTGTTCTCGGAGCTCTACCAGTGTCCAGTTGTCCCACGGGTTCCCTGTGAGAGCGTCTCCGAAGTCGAGACGGTGTGCCCGGCAACATGGGTGGGTCTTGCCGTCGGGCCCTACATCTAGGTTGATCCACGGGTGCAGGCAGTGACCCTGCTTGGCCTTGTCTCGCCCTGTATGCTCTGGGTTGAAGTAGTCGATCACGCGTAGCTTTGGGAACCTCTCGGCGATCTTCTGAATGGCCGCTTTAACGGCCGGATCGCCCTCTGGTACCCCCTCTCCTGCCGCGTCTGTGTATTCCAGGGTGGCCCCACGCAGCAAGGCCAGGTAGTCGACTCCGATGTCTACTGCCATCTGCGCCATTTGTTCGATTTGATCCAGATTTTTGCGGAGCAAGACCATGTTGATGCCGACGAATCGCTGATCGTTGGTTCTCTGATCGATGAAGCTTCTCACGTTTCTAGCGACTGGGCCAAGCCTCAGCCCCCTGCGGATTTCTGCGTATGTCGTCGGGTCTGGGCTGTCGATAGAGACCGTGAGCGACCCAGGCAGCGCTCCGATTCCCATGAACCGATCTAGCCGCGATCCATTGGTGATGATGTTGACGTTCTGCCAGCGCTCTTTATGTGACAGAAGCAGATCAAGCATCTTGCCGAAGTCGGGATTCAGCATGGGCTCGCCAAACGAACAAAGCTCTATTGACGCAGTGGAAGGATAGCGCTGAAGAATTGCGTTGAAATGATCGAAGGAGAGCTCTGGGGGAGACTCGCCCTTTTCCCGCTGCTTTCTCCTGGCGACGTCCTGCCAGCACATGATGCAACGAGCGTTGCACTTCCACCCGAGATAGAAGGTGATGTGTGCCGGCCCAATTCGGTAGTTGTAGACTGGATCTTCGCTCATCTGAGTTCCCCTCAGTTCTTTACGCCACGCATCGTTACCGGGAAGTCTCCGACGCGGTCCACGCTGAAGCCAGCCGCCTCGAACCAGCCGCGCACCTCGGCTTCGGTGTGCCAACTCCGGTACTGCGGCGTGTGCCAGTCGAAGGTATCGCTGATGCAGTCCTCGTTGTTTTCCTCAATGGAAACGCGGAGGATCTGCTGGAGCGGTCCCCATGCCTTGTTATAGGTGTCCCGCACACCAGGAGCGTACTTCTCGATCGCCTCATACAGCTTGCCGGGGGGGCAGCAACGGGTGATGGCGTGGAACATCTCCAGGGGAGCGAGCAGCGCGGGGTCTGTCGTGTGCTGGACGTAGACCCACACGGCGAAGGACCCACCAGGCTTGATGCAACGAGCGATTTCGTTGAAAGCCTTTTCGGGATCTGCGGTGTGATGCAGCACCCCGATGCTCCAGGCGGCATCCACGCAGCCGTCTCGAAGCATGGACAGATCCAGGAGGTCAGCCTGCAGCAGCAGCGCCTCTGGAACCAGCTTCGCCGTGCCCTCAAGACCCGTCGCTGTCCCGTCCACGCCGATGATGGTGGCACCGTTGTCCACTGCCAGACGGGGGAACCGGCCAGCTCCGCAGCCGCCGACAAGGAACGTCTTGCCGTCCATGTCCCAGGGGTGCCAGCCCGTCTTGTCCTCGAAGATCGCTTGATTGCGGCCATCGTTGGCTTGGGGCTTCGCGTGACGCTGCCAGCGCTCATTGAATCCCTGATCACCGGCGGCAACGAAGCGCGGAATGTCGTCCAGAACCCTGGTCCTGTGCTTGCACTCACGGCAGACGAGGGCGACCCTCTTTTTTCCTGAGATCACGAGATCGGTACCCTTGCAGGCCGGGCAGCGAAGCAGGTCGATCAGCTTGGAATCCATGACGGTCCTCCGTTCGTTTTCTACAGCGCTGCTTCCAGGAAGGTGGCGTAGCGGTCGCGCCAGACCGCCCAGCTCCACCGCTTCTCGATTTCTGCCCGGTTGACCAGGCCCATCGCTTTCACTCGCGCAGGGTCACGCTTGAGCCACGTCAACGCTTTGGCGATCGTGGCAGGGGCACGGCTGGACAACAGAATGATCCCGCTCTCACCGAAGTCCGCAAGCTGCGCGTCCCTCATCTCTCGGTGGTTGCCCACGTCCGTCGCCACGACAGCGAGCCCTGCTGCCATACTTTCCATAACGCTATTGCTCGCCCCCTCATATAACGAGGCGCAGACCGAAAGGTTCGCTTGCCCGTAGAAGGCAGGCATCTGCGCCGGGGACTTGCGGCTCGTGTTGTACTCTGCGACGTGCAGCGGGACCCCAGCGGCTTGGCAGGCGGGCACGAGGCAGGAGCTGTAGCCCTTCACGTCTTGGCCCGCGATGTTGTAGTGCTGCGCGTTCCCATTCCATGAAGCGATCACCTCGCCTTCGACGGGTGTAGGTGTGGGGAAGCGAGCCATGTTCACCGGATTCGTCAGGTAGACCACGCCGGGGCAGTGGGGCTCCAACTCCTGGTAGTTCTGCTTGGTGACGACATGGAATGCCTTGTAGCTGTTGACCAGAGCGTACTCCCGCGGTCCAGGTGGGCCCGGGGACTCCGGCCAAAACCAGAGCGCTCGTAGGCTCCCCACGGTGCGATCCATGGGGAGGTGCGGGCAGACCGGCCAGCGGTGGTAACAACAGAAGATGCTGTCGTAGCGGCTCAGGTCCGGCAGTGGCGTCCCGTTCTGGTAATCCATCACGAAGAAGTGATCGAAGCTGAAGCGGCCCTTCAGGTGCGCCTCGAGGTCGCTCATGTTCTGGTGGAATGCCCAGGCTCGCACGTCCGAGATCAAGAGAGCACGCGGCTTCTCCGTCGCTGGCCGCGTCGTCACCGGGATGACTACCGCCTTCGGGGCCTCTGGCACGGGAGAGCGTGGGGCAGCCGCTGGGAGGTTTCTCAGGTCAGTCCTCAACCGCGACACGAAGGGCTCTAGTCTCCGTTCCCATGTCCAGCGCTCCTCTACCTCACGACGGTTCGCAGCTCCCCAGGCATCGAGCTGCGCCCTGTTGTCTAGGAGGTCATTGAGGGCAGAGGCGATCCCGTCCACCGTCCTGGAGTTGATCCGCCGCAGTCCAGGAGACTGGATCATCGGAGACACGCCTACGTCAGTTGACAGGACCACGCGCCCTGCGCTCATCCCCTCCAGGAGAGGGTTGGGTGTCCCCTCAGATGTGCTCCCCACTATCACTGCATCCAAGCCGGCGTAGAAGGCGGGCATCTGCTCGAAGGGGACCGGCGAGTGAAGAGCGTTGGCTTCCACGAGCCGCACGCCCTTGACCTGTTTGATGGCTCTCCTGATGAGCCCGAGCCCCTTGAGTTTTCCGTGTCGCCGGGGGTTCCCCACCCAGCCCACCACGAGGTCTCTTTGCACGTCATCTGCTGGCCGCGGGTGGGCGACGAACATGGACGGGTCCACTCCATCCGTGAGCGTGATAGCCTCCTTCGCCACCTTCTCTCGGATGAGCCGCTGCGAGAGGTCGTCACACGACGCGAAGATAAGCCCGTCAGAGCGTGCCACGAGGTTGCTGAGGTGGTTGTGCTGCCTCCACCCGGTCCATGTGAAGTAATCGTATAGACAAGGGTAGATTCGGGTCTTGACAGGGAGCCGAGAGCAGACAGCGTGGATCGACTTCCACCAGATCAAGACGACGGCGTCCATCCGGTCAGGATTCAGCGGGTCCGCCAGGCTACCGATCACCACATCAGCCCACGGCTCGAGTTGGATCTTCATCTGCTTAGCGATCCGGCTGAACGCCCAGGTTGCGCCGTCGTGCATCAGCCCGATTCGAGGGCGTCTTGCCACGGTGGCAACCCTGGGGGATACCGCTGTATCTGCGTCCATCGAGGGGGCAGGCTTGCCCTGTACAGAGTTCGCAGCCTTGAGGGCGCCGCTGGGTAGCGGACAGGGCAGACGGGACAGGATGCGGCTCGCAACGAGGCCCCATTGACAGGATGAGCGAACAGCGGAACCAGATGCCCGCGCAGTCGCTACGGTGCTCTTGCTGTCAATCTGAACGAGTACAGCTGTCGCTTCCGCTGGAGATAGTGCAGGGAAAGCATTCACGGGGAGGAGCCGGCCAGCGTCTCGGAGGGTGACCACGGGGAGGTCAAGCCCAGCCCCCCGGAGAGCTAGCTGCGGCAAGTCCGTCATGACAGCGCAGTGCATGGAGAGGACTCGAGCCAGATTCTGAGGATCGTAGCTCCGAGTATCATACCGGACACGGTGGCTCAGACCGAAGCGCTGGACAAGCTCCCGGATCTGGGGCGATGTCTTGGCGAGGGTGAAGGTGAGGGCCTTGTTCGTGCGGAGAGCTGCTCCCGCTGCTGCAATAGCATCTTTCCATGCTGACGCGCAGTCCACGTAGACCAGTCGATGCCCATGGCGGTAGCAGGGACCCTTCGGAACCAGAAAATCCTTGGCGATCCCCACGCCCACGCCACCGCTGGAGGCGGATGACAGGGACAGGCTCACGCCCGGGCATGACGTCCCGTTCATCCCAGGGTAGGCGACCGTGTAGGCCCCCTTTCTGGCGGATCCAGAGACGCCTACGAGGATCTGCACGTCTGGCTTGTCCATCGAGCGGACGAGGTGGCGAGCTGCTGACAGCCCTACCTCACCATCATGGGGCGCTAGGGCGACATCGGAGACGGTGTTGGCCCGGACCAAGGCAAGGGCAAGGTGCGCCGCTTCGCTGTCCGGGCTCCTGGTCCTCCCCTGGACCAGAATTCGCATCAGCTCACGTCCCGCCTGCCAGCGCACATGACCTGGAGCTCACCAGACGTATACGCCAGAGTGCGGACCCTGACCCAGCAGACCTTCTCCTGGATCTCTTCGATGTACGCGTGCGGGAACACTGAGAGGTCGTGAAGTTCCGTGTTCTGCGGCAGGCTCCACATAATCCCGTCCAGGCTTACCTCGATGCGGATGCGCCCTACGAAGCCCGTGCTGCCGTACTCGTAGCCGTACCCGTACCCGTGGCCCTCTGGGCCGTAGTCGTCCTCTTCTCCGCTCTCTGGAGGGTACTCGGCCCCAGGCTCTGCAACTATTTGGATTGATAGGGTGGCCCAGTTTCGGACGTCTTGCTTGCGGCCAGGGCCGACTGCTTGGGGCGTTTCCAGCGCTCGGGTTTCATGCTCACTGCTCATCGTTTCCCCTGTTGCTCGGGTCCGCTGCTAGGATACCGAAGGAGACCAGCGAGCGCCAGCCTACTCCACCATGCCACGGAGCCGTCTGACCTCTCCGTCGTGACGAGCGCAGCAGCTCTTGAGAAAGGAGACCTGGAGAGGAACGCCGCGTCTGGCTGGATCCAGGAAGGCGAAGACAAAGCGCCCACGGCGCCCACGAGCATTTGAGGGCCGCTCCGCCTTCAGCAGCTCCAACCCGATTCCGTTGGGCCACTGCATGTTGATCCACGCAGCAAGCCCGAGGTCGTGGGTCTCGAAAACGCCGTCACGCCAGCCCATCAGGAGCCGCTGTTGTCGCCCTGTACCGGAGCGACACGGCGGCTGCGCTTAGCCTTCTTGTCCCGCTTCCGATCTCGCTTGTTCTTTCGCTCCTGATGCTGCTTGGGCGCCTGGGAGCGGCGAGATGAGGATGGGGCACGCTTGCGAGGCGCTGCCGGGGCATTGCGGGCTTCGTCCAACTCGTCGTCGTCCAGCTCGTCATCGTCGTCGAAACCAACGGGAGCAACGCGACTACTCTTGGAGAGCGCCCCGACGGGCTCCACGGTCATGTCGGCTTCAGAGATCGGAGAGGGACGGCGACCAAGGAGGCTGTCCTCCTCGCGCTTCTGCACCTTCAGCTTCGCCTGACGGTCGCGCTCTTCAGCGGCGATGGCCTGCTGATAGGTGGCCACCTCAAAGACGAGGTCTCCAGCGGCCGGATTGAGTTGGTTGGTGCTCTTGTCCCGGAGGCCATCCCCGAGGGAGCTGGTCACCTTGTACCAGCCATTGTGGGCCCGTCTGAACACGACTCCACAGCCCTTGAGGGTGTAGTTGTTCGTGGTTTTCCGTCCCTGCTTGAGCGGTTGGAATCGGACGAACAGGAAGGATGATCCGGGGTCTCGTCTCGGGAGGGCTCCGTTCATGACGGTCTCCTTATCGCACGCACGGGAGGTCGAGAGACCCCCAAAAACGGCCATCAGGCCGCGGTAGATCAGTCAGCGGCCACGGCGGTCAGGGGCTGGTAGCCGGTACCTGGGATGGTAGCTCCGCCTGTCCAGTCCATGGTCGTTTCCAGGGTCCCAGCGAAGGTGTCCAGGACGATGATACCCAGCCGGCTTGGCGTCAGGACGATCGCGTTTCCGATGCCGTTGATGGAAGCGACTACTCCACGACGGGTCAGCCCCGCCTTGTGGAGGATCACTACCATCTCGGCCACGGTGACAGCCGTGGTAAGGACGCTGTTCGCTTGCACGATGGCATCCGAGACTGGGCATGACAGGGCCACGCCGTCCAGCTCGAAGGTGAAGGTCACCCCACCGTCGATGTCGAAGGTCCCAACGTTGTTCGACGTGACGCTGACGGCGGTGGGGGGGTCCACGCCGGTCGCCAGGTTAGCGATGGCTGCGAGGTCCGCTGCGATGTCCCGGAGGATGAGCGCAAGCGCAGCCTTCTCCTTCAGCCGGTGGTTGTAGCGCCGGGTGACGTTGCGCAGCCCGGCGAAGTGCTCTTTGAAAATGAAGTTGCGAACTACCTGCCCAAATCGTCCAGTTGCCATCGCGTTCTCCTTGGCTCGCGTCGCCCTCCAGGGGGGGGCGTTGGTTCCTCTTTGCACAAGCCTATGCGGGGGATCCAAGAAAAGCAAGAGCCGGACCCCCGTGAGGAAGCCCAGCTCTTGGCGCGGGTGCCCGGGACCAGCGCAGACGATCACCAGAAGGCGACCGAGACTCAGACGATCTTGATCTCAGTACCCTTGGCCACGGCGGGCTCATGCTGGTACTTCCCATCGATCCGAGCGGTCAGGACGAAGACAGCCTCACGGGAGCTGATGTCCTTGTCGGTCTCGAGGCGGAGCTTCCGCCAGATCCCGATCTTGATGTTGTTCATCTCGGTGATGAGGTTGACGGTCTGGTCACTGGCCAGCCCGAGATCATCAGGGACGAGGTGGAGCCCTTCGATCCGGACGCCCTTCCAGAGGCTCTTCTTCTCGCCCACCGCGTAGGCGTCGCCCATGGCTCCCTGGCGGTCAGCGAGGGTCTCGTTGTAGCCGATCTCGCTGTCGGTGGCGGTGAGGAAGCGCATCCCGGTCTTGCTTTTCCGGAACTGCTTGGAGATGCTCTGGAAGATCCCTCGAAGGACCGCACGATCCAGCTCGGCGTCGTTGGCGTCGTAGGTATTCGTGGTCGCCTGCGCGATGAATCCGTCGAACAGCGCCAGGTAGGTGTCCGCGCTGGTCACGTCACCCTGGAGAAGCAGCTCTTCCATGTCGACCGCGGCACGCTCCACCATCATCTGCATGACGGTGCGGGAGAGCCGGCCGGACTCGATGTTGTCTTCCACGGTCTCATAGCCAAGGCGAACCTCAGCGATGATCTCCTTGGCAGCAAACTGGACCTTGGAGGTGGTTGGCTTGCTGCGATCAGCCTCAGCGAGAGCCTGAGAGAAAGTCCCAGCCCGCATGATGCGCGAGCCGAACACGATCTTCTCGATCAGCTCGTCAGGGCTCTTGAGGCTCTTGGTCGAGGCGAGCGACATGAGCTTGCTCTCCTCAATCGCCAGCCGGATGAACTTGGCCGCCTGAGCTGGCTGGAGGATGCCTCCGTCAGTGGTCAGGTCGGTCAGGGAGAGCTGCGCCTTCTGGAGCAGGCTACGGTAGTCCTCGGGTCCTCTGTCGGCCATGATCCGGCCCTCCTTGTTTGGTGGCCGATCAGGTCCACCGATGTTTCTGGCTCAGGTCAGCGTCGGGTCCGCTCGGGTCAGTCCCAGCGGCCTCGCTCGCTGCCGTCCTTCTTCTCGGTGCGCTTGGCTACCGAGCTTCGGGAGCGGTCGTCGATGTCAGCCCACGGGTCGTCACCCTCATCTCCCTTCGCTTTCGGCTTCGGGGGAGGATCACCGTCACCCGCTCCGGGCTCGCTTGCCCCGAGCGCTGCGGTCTTGATCAGGTGCTGCTGGGCCTTGATGCGGGTGGCCTGTTCCGCGTTCTTCGCGGTCAGGGCCTCCTGCTCCTTCGCCAGATCGGCGTTCTTCGTCGCACTCACGGACACCTTCTCCGTCAGGGCGTCCAGCTTGGCCTGGAGGTCGGCCAGCTTCTCCGCGGTCTTCGCGTCGCCGGTGTCCCCATCGGTCCCGCCGTCTGCCCCTTCGGCGTCCTTGTCCTTCTTGTCTTTCTTGTCCTTCTTCTCTCCGTCGTCACCGTCACCGCCCTTGCCACCACCGGACAGAGCCCGGTGAAGCTCTTGGAGGGCGCCGATCACGGTCTGGAGCTTGGCTGCTGCCCCGGCGCTGTCCTTGGTGGCCTCCACCTTGACTTCGTCTACGGCCTCTTTCAGGAGCTGGGTCAGCTTGTCCATGTCGTCGTCTCCCTTGATGGCGGTGACCAACGAGGCCAGCGCTGGTTCGATTCCTGGCGGGACCTTGGGTGAGCCGAGGACCGCCCGCTTGACGGCCGCTACAGCGTCCCTGAGCCACGCCTTGAAGCTCTTGCTCCCGGAATCGTTCAGGTGTTCCCGGGTGGCGTCTGATTGAGATGGTAGCACGGTAGAATTGAGATCGCCAACACCTTCGGGGCAGCTATCCGACTTCCAGAGCTGTATCGGCTTTCGACTTGCCCCCTTCGGCACGAAGCTCACGAACTGCGGGCGGACCTCTTTTAGCTCAGCGTTCACGGCGTCTCCTCGCTAGAATGGCTCTCCAGGAGGGGAGGAATCTGGATCCTCGATGGCCAACCCAGCCAACGAGACCATCCGGTATTCCTCTTTTTCGATGCTCGTCCAGAGCTCGTCGTCTTCGACCTTCAGCCCCAAGACCCAAGCGCCCTTGATGAAGTCGATGTCACCGCCTCGAGCCTGGAAGCACTCGACCACGGAGACCTTGCGCTCCACGAAGTCGTGGGTGGCGTCGATGCGCTGGGCGTGTTGCATGAAGAAGACCTGGGCATCCCAGATCGTCTTCGCCGTCATCCAGTCGCCCTGGGTGTCCCGCTCGTTGGGGACGTAGACCTCCAGCCAGACCGTGCGCTGCGGGGCGTCGATCTTCGAGATCGGGATGAAGCGCTGGTAGCTCCCGTCGTCGTTCTTGACAGCGGTGACACGGACCTTCTCAGCAGACAACGACGACACGGCCTCACCAGCAGCCTTGAGCGCCGCCTTGACCGCCGGGGACAACGAGAGGTCACGGGCTACCGCTACAGCCGTGTCTACAGCTTCAGAGAGCGCATCCGAGACGACCGAGGAGCCGTCTTGCCCCGTGGTGTAGGTACCCTCCGACGGACCTGGACCCACGTCCACATATTGCTGGACGCTCTTGACCTCGCGGACGTTGGAGAGCGTGACCGTCCCATCAGCATTCTTGATCCAGGACGCCCGAAAGTCCTTGGACGGCTCCGAGTAGTAGTTGTGAACGATCAGCGTCTTCTCTTCGACGCAGACGAGGTACATGTGCTGATAGCCGTGGTCGTAGTCTCGGTCTGGGTCTTGGCCCTCACCGAACAGGCCAGCTTTCGCAGCCCCTCTGACCGTCGAGTCCAGCAACCCCTGAAGCTCCATGATGGAGCCGCCATCGAGGTCTAGCTTGAAGGAGACCGCTGGATGCTCGTCGCCCTTCTTCTTCGGCTTGGGGAGCCCAGACCCGTCCTCTTGCCCATCCCCTGGACCGTTCCCACGACCTCCAGGAGGGGGCCCGCTTCCGTCGGGGTTGTGACCACCGGGACCCTTGCCGCCCTCTCCGCCCTCGCTCCCCTGGACAACCTGAGCCTTCACCCTTCGCTGGAGATCAGGAGCAAGGACGGCAAACAGCGCGTCCTCCTGGCTCACCTCTAGCCCAGACTTCAATGCCTGAGCCACCATCCTGCTGTAGACCACCTTCTGGGATCGCGTCCCGTAGTCAGAGCGAGCCGCCACGAAGCTCTCCAGGGCAGCCTCGAGGGTCTCCTTCGTTTGGAAGGGCATCCGCAGGTTGACTGGATCAGCGTAGGCATCCAACTCTGTTGGGCCACCGTCTGGGTAGGAGAGGTTGCCCCCCTTCTCCAGCGGATCCACACCGAAGCGTCCAGAGCGAAGCAGGCGAGCCGTCTTGAGGGCGTCCTCGCTCATCCCGGCTGCTGGGGCCATCCCCGGCTCTTCCGTGGTGGTCTTCTCTCGGGGGGCGGTCTCGGATCCAGGGGCTTGCTCACCTTCCCACTTCAGGACGGCTGCTCGGTCATCAGGATCAACGCCCGCGTCCGCTGCTGCCTCTTGGATGGGCGTCGAGTAGCTCACGCCACGCCGGAGCACGAACACGCCATCGCGGACGCGGTGCTGCTTGCGGAAGGCCGCCTTCGCCCTGCTCTCTGCGTAGCCCTCGGACCCCTCGGAGCCGATTGAGATCTGCTCATCGAACAGGTCAGCCAGGTGCTCCTTCTGCACCGGGTCAAGCTCTATCCTGGATCGCCGGCCACCTGGGGAAACGTGGGAAGGGTCTCGCATCGCTAGCATGATCACCTCGCTGCGTTGTCGCTGCGGTCTTGCCCAGGATAGGCGGGAGGGTGGGGGGCTGTCAACGCGTAGCATCCAGGACGGGGGATAGCTCTGTCCGGCAGCGTCCATGATACCCGGGAGGTCCAACGCCCGCATCAATCAACTTCTCGTCATGGATCAGCCCGGTAAACTTCCCAGTCGCGATGTTCTGGGTTGCGAGGCGCGTCTCTCCGTCTGCCGTCGGGACGAACAGCTCCAGCTCCCCGGTGGGCTTGCCGTCCTTGTCCCTGATGAGCCGCTTCCTGATCCAGGGGTTGGCCAGCTTGACGTCGTTGGGATCGTCCAGCTTCTCCAGGTCCTCGTAGAGCTGCAGTCCGTCACCGACCTTGATATGCTGGCCGTTGAGCCATAAGCAGACGGTTGATGTAGCCTCGTCCATTGTCGCGCTGATTCTCATCCACTCAACGCCGGCCATGCGGTAGGTGTGCATCTGAGACCACGAGCGAGCCCGAACCATGTAGGAGCTGGCGACCACCTCGTTGTAGGCTGGATCACCGCCACGGAGCCGGATCCACTTCGCCAGGTCAGCAGCGATCTCTACTCGCCCAAGCCCCTGCTCTACCCCGTGGGACACGACGTCTCGAGCGAAGACGCTCCACTCCTTGGACCGATTCCCGAAGTTATCGGTGACGAAATTGACGGCGCTGCTCTTGATCTTGCTGACCGCCGCCTTGTCCACGAGGCTGAACGTCGGAGAAATGAAGCCGTTGGGGGGGATGCTCGCTCCGCCCTTCCCCCACCCGTAGGTAGTGACGACCGACTCTCGGACCTTGGTCACGATGCGCTTGCCGGCTACCAGGAGGGGCGTGCTGATCTCAGCAGCGAACAGCGGTCCAGTCTCCAGGATCCCCGTGGCCGCGGTGTTGATCTTCTTCCGCAGCGCCTCGGCTCCCAGCTCCGTCCAGTCGGTCAGCGCGGCCATCTCCACGAGGTCAGCGACCATGACGTCAACGGTGCCGGCCGCAGCCGTGTCCATCTCGGCAACCAGCTTGCGGATCTCGGCAAGCAGAATGGAATCCGTGTTCACCTGCGGGGCCTTGGCCTTCGTCGCTAGCCTGGCTTTCGCCTCGATGTGGCTTGGCCTGCCCATGGCCATGAGGATGAGGTCCACCGCGTCAACGCCGTGGCAGCAGCTCGTCACCGTCTGATCCAGGGAGTAGGTACCCTCAGAGCGGTACAGCGTCGCCCCTCGAGACCCCACGACAGCTTGACCCAGCTCCACCCTCTCCCCTGGACCTGCAGCGTCCTCAGCGTAGGAGACGGCAGCAGCCAGAGAGAGGGATCTCGGGATCGTCTCCGACCGCTCGACAGGGACCCCATCTCGACCGAGGCTGCGGGTGACGAGGACCCACCCCGAGCGAGCCACGGATCCCTTGATGGCGTGGATAGCTGCGCGGCGGTCTTCGCCTTGTTTGGTCAGTACGTCTTTCGTGGTGATGCTGAAGTAGCTTGCCGCTGCGCTCATGACGCCCCCAGGAGAAGGAGGGCTGCCCAGAGCGGAGGCACGAACCGCCCTGGGCAGCGATGGGAGCGGCAACTCCCGGAAGGATTCCAGGCTACAGCCCCTGTGACGAGAAAGTCAACCCTTGCCGCGGTACAGCTTCCCGCTCGCTCCAACGGAGATCGTGGGCTC